CGATTCCATAATCATCAGTCATACTCGACATACTAATTAAAGAATTAATATCACATAAGTCTATATCTGCATTATTTGAAACAAAGTTAAATATTTTTTCATAAAGCTTTTTACCTAGAATATCATATCTACTACTTACATCACCAAATATAGTACCTATAAAATCATCAAAGAAAATATTTTTATCTAATAATATTTCTTGGAAGCGTAAATCTTTTATTGTTCTTTCGAAATCAAAATTTTCATTATGCTTATAAAACTCGTAATAATTTTTAGGGTAAGCAGTTAAAGTAACTAACCCATTAACGGTAGAAAGAAGAGAGCTGTTGGTGTTAAACGCATATTGATTTCGTGCACTTAATGTTAATCTTGTAGAGGATGAAGATAAATTATCATTAAATGTTAATACGCCTCTATACCAAAAATCTGTATCTATAGAAGATAAGGTGTTACCTAAACTAGATATAGTATAATATGTTGACTGTACAATATTATCAGCATTCCATACGTTACTAGTAGCTCCTGACAAAAGTATAAAGTTAGGACTACCTGCAGATAATGCCTTCATTGTATAGTTGTCATTACTAACTGGAGATAAGACAAACGGTATACCTAGGTCTTTATATTGAGTTTTACTTACAGCAAAAGGCTCTTTTTCTATGCTTTCTCCAGCTATCCCGTTCGATGTAAATTTAATAGCGCTTAGTGTTTGGGCAGAAGTAGCTCCAACTAAAGATGATAACGAAATATTAAAATTGTTTGTATAGTTATTATTCTTATATCCCTTTAAACTATTTGCAAATATATTATTTCTGTCTTTAAAAAATGAAATATTAAACGGATCATCTTGATCATCTGTTTTTACGAAGATCTCTTTTAATCCGGAGCTTCCTACATAAACACTAGATAGACTAGAACTTAAGCCATGTACAAGTAAACCATCGGAATTAATTCTTGCATATATATCAGTTGACGATAAAGAAATTTTTTCTAACTCTACGTATTCATAGCTAGAAAGAGTAGGAAGATAATTTTTTTCATATATAGAAAAATATTTTTCTAAACTATTGAAACGGTTTTTTGGTAAATTAAAATAGTTTTTAAAATCGCAACCAGATGTACTATAAAATATATCTTGAAAATCTTGATAAAAAGGAGTCTGTGCATTTATAGTTAATGGAGTTGAAAACTCTCCTGCAGAAAGATTTAAATTTAGATTTTGTAAATCAACAGTAAAAGTGTTAATTATATAATCATGTATTTGAACCGAAGTACTGTAAGAAGCTAAAACAGAATTATTTTTACAATCTCTTATAATCATCCGGACGGTGTATTCACCGGGGTATTCATAAACATGTGTGCTTGAAACGTTGTGGCCAAAAGTACCATCTCCAAAATCAAAAGTAACTTTTTGATCATTTAATGGTATATCAGTACCTTTTTCTTCTGGAATTCTGGCCTTAAACGTTAAAGGAGTAATATCTAAATTATAAGATGAGAGCTTACTCTCACCTTTATAATCTACAACATCAAAAAGAGCATAATCTGTTTTTATATTACTCATCTATTACTTTGATACGATTAGATATAGAAAGTGGTGAATACATATACGGGAACTTAAAATAAGGTAACGTTACATCCTGATTTACTAAAGCTATATCACTCGTTTCATAGACTGGATTAAAAGATAGAAACGAAACCGTATCAATAGTGCTGCTGTTGTTTTCATTTTTAGTATAAATTCTCTTAATACCTTCAATAGATAATATATCGTTAGTAAGTTCACTAAAGTTTAATTTTTGACCTAGGTTATTTTTACTTGGTTCAAAAAATGCCTTTATTATATTACCAACTCTAGCTTTAAGTGTATCTTTATTAATTTTATTATTGGTCTCCCGTACAAGATAGAGAGACGTCTCGTCTAAAATATCAAGACTAAGATCTGCTGAATTTGTAAAACCTAAACCAAATGCCATATAGATAGGATCACGTGGTACTACTGTATTAGATACCATTTTACGCTCCCCACATGTTTCTACTAATAAGTTTTTAAAAGATTCAGATAAATATGGTGGGTAATAATTATCTTCAGCTACAGAAAACGACGGTGCACAAAAAACATTTATATTGTTAAAATCACACGAATCAGCAAAATTAATTTGATTTATAAGAACTCTATTTACTTTATTAGGATCTACACATATATCATAGAAATACTGAATATATTCATTTATGTAAGAATCATTATCTACAACTTTAACACTGTTTACAACATTAGCTAAATTCCTTTCTATAAAAGATTCATAATCAGTTCCAGTAACTAGTCTTAATTGAGATGCAAATGCTTTTGGAGCATTTTCTCTAATTTGCTCAATAGTCTCTTCGTCAGAAAGCGAAGTAGAATTTTGTGGGTTGTTTATTGTAAGAAGAGAGCTATTACTATTATCGATAAATATTGTTTCATTTTTGTTGGCAAACGTATCGTTAAATATTTGTCTCTGTCTTAATGAATCATAAACAAATAACTTATTACCATTTATAACATTTTTACTAATTATACCTTCTGTATTATCTGATTGAATATAGTTAATTGAAACTGTATCCCCTTCACTTAATTTTTTTCCGAAAACCCCACTCCCAAATTTAATTTCATAAAATCCGTTTTCATTTAAACGTCTTTCATATACTCTATCATTAGAATTTGATAAATATAAGCTCTCTACTTCTTTGTAGAGATAATAGGTATTATCATCTACCTCCTTAACATAAACATCAATTGTATTGTCAGCTATAAACTTTTCCGTATTAGTATCTACTATATTTTTTACTACAATTGGAACAACTTCAAATTCTTCTCCTTGTGCGTTATAATCCGGATATTCTTTAACAACGCCTTGGTATAATATTACTGTATCGTTTAAAGTTTTTATTACTTCCGTATCGGTAGTTGTTTTGTTAAAAGAATAATCATCAATAAAGTTATATTGAACACCATCAGCTACAAAGAATGAATTTTTACGTATAGTATAATTCCCTATAGCCATATCAGATGATCCTACAGCATTAATAGGTACGATAGATGTTTGCTTACCAGCTGGCTTGTAACCTATAAGCTTAACTATCTTATTCATATTTTCATATATAGACGCTTGATCAAAATTAACCTCTGAAGCTGTATTGTTTAAGTAAAATAAAAGAACATGATATGAATATGCTATTATGTCTATAACAGCTGCTAAGTTACTACCATCATAATTTTGGTCAGTAAATTTTTCATTCGTGTTAAGTCTGTTTACTATATAATCTTTTAAACTTACAGCATCAAAAGCAACATATGCATTTTGCGGTAAGTTGTAATCTAAAAAGTCGTTATCTTTGTCTGATGTTGCCATAATAATTTAAAATATATAATACCCATTGTTATTTAATACTGATCTTAATGATATACCATACACATTTAATGAAGGAATGTTAATTTGCATATTAATATTGTATTCATGCATGTCAGGGTCAGGTATAACACTAACAGCGTCTAGTTCTATTCTTGGCTCCATTAACGGTAACCTATTTTTTATTTCATCTTTAATTGAAAAGGCATTAAACTCAGTTATTTGTTCAAATAAATACCTTCTTAAATCTAAACCAAATTCCGGACTAAGTATCTTTTCACCAGGAGCTGTTAAAAAAATATTAGTTATACTATTTCTTATAGAATTTTCATCAAATAGTCCTTGTACATCTTTAAGTATCGATTGCTTGTTGAGTTGTTTATTATAGTAGACTGAAGTTTCTAAATCTAAAAACAAATCTTTGTAGAGATAGCCGTGTTGAAGAGAAGCGTTATCCAACTCACTAGCCGCTGTATCTGTAAGTTTAATGAGTGCCATTTTATTATATTTAATGTAGCATATCAGGATTAAGGAACTATAATATAATTAGATTATGGAGTTAATTGGTAAAGCTGATGTTAAGGTAGATGTTTCGTTTAAAGATATTCTTAATACTCTTGAAGTAGAAGTTCATAAAAAGCTAAAGCTTCCTCATCCTAATGAAGGCAAGGTTACAGCAAATCCTCACCATGATGGTAATTGGCGCTGGAATATTAAAAAAGATGTTAATACTTCTCACTCGTTTCAACTTGAAGAAAGTTTAGGACCAGCAGATGACGAAGATATTGAGATTTTTCAAGCTTATCATACTCTACGTTTCTTTCTTAAAGATAGCTAAAACTGTATGATTCTTTGCAAGCTGGCATAAATAATAATATGGCTGATAAAAAGTTTGTAAATTTACATGAATCCTACATGAGAAGATATCAACGAGGAGGTTTTCTTGTTGGTGATTGTTTCAAGTTTAATGACAATTTTAAAAGTACGGATGCATTTAAAGCCCTTGGATCGAATACTCAAGAATTGCTACAGCAAATGATTGATTCTGGTTTAAATGTAAGAGTTGTTGGAATTAAAGATACAGAGCCAGCTCGTTACCCAGCTAACGCGCAAACAAGTTCTTTAGATGTAGTTTTAGATCTGGCTTTAGACTCTGGAGGAGGTAGATACACACACCATGTATCCATTCCAGGCTCACTCGGTCAATCAGTTGAATTTTACCCGAATCTTCCTCCTATTCCCGATGTAATGAGAAGAAAGAGCGATGTTAATATTAAACCTGAAGAGGCAGAAACAACAATGGCTCCGGGAGCTGTAGAAGATCCGAAAAGAGAGTTACCAACAGATAATACTGATATTCCATCTGATCCGGTTACTCCATCTCCAGCAGCAACATCCTACACTAATCAGTATCTTAGTGACCTTACGCCTGCTAACTATACAGGTGTAGCGAAAGATTTACAGCACAAATAATTAAACGTCGCCGTTTTCTTCTATTTTCATATCCTCGTAAGGTCCTACTATAGTTCTATAGTATTCTTGTTTACAGCATTCTAGAGCTCCAATCATTTCATTTAAGTTGGAATAGTTCTTACCGTATGATCTAAGGTAATTGTCTATAAAAACAGTTATAACATAATTTAACTCTCCAGCATTTTTAGGAGTATAATTGAGACCTGCGGCATTAAGCCACTCTTCTACGTCTTTTCTTTGTGATGGTTTAATGTAAGGCATTTTCTAAATTTACTAAACACGCAAAAGCATTTATTTCTTTATCAACTACAAATGCGCTCTTATACAAATGATCTGCTATAGTAGCAATAATAACTTTCTTTTTATCATCTCCAACATTAGATCCGTAGATAAAATTTAGAAAATTACCTAAGAGAGTATCATAATCACCTTGAAATCTATCTTCATTTTCAATTAGATACTTTCTAGCTTCTAAAGATTTACTACTAGCTAATTTTTTGTAGATCGTCTCGAGAAGCTCGTTATCGCTATTAATGTTAGCAATACACAGCTCTGAATCAATAACGTTCTTTTGAAGCTCATTGATCGCTTTCCGTAGATCGGGGAAGTGACGCTTGACGAGTTGGATAAATTTGATCTTTTGTTCATCGGATATTTTAACATTTTCTTTTTTAAGGATATGATAACAACGCTTTACAGCAAGCTCTACTACAGGTTTAATATCTAAGGCTTGACAGCGAGACTGCAAGGCGGGAATAATTTTATGCTTGTAGTTAGCAGTAAGAATAAACCTACAATACTTAGCAAACGTCTCCATAGTATTACGCAAAGCAGCTTGTGCCTGAGGCGTTAGCCCGTCAGCTTCATCTAATATTACTACCTTGACGCCGCCATCAAATGACTTAGTTTGAGCAAAGTTAGTTATATTATGTCGGATAGTATCGATACCAGATTCATCAGAAGCATTAATATAAAGATAATTACATCCGAGTATATCGTTAACAATAACTCTAGCAAGCGTGGTCTTACCAGTACCAGGATTACCAACAAAAAGAAGATTAGGTATTTCATCTTTAAACTCTCTTACAATATTAAGAGTTCGTTCATCTAAAATAATATCATCTAACTTAGCAGGACGATACTTTTCTACCCAAATTTTATCAAAATCAATCATAATTATTTACCAGAAGAGCCAAACCCTTTTTCACCTCTAAGAGACTCTTCAATCTCACCTTCACTCACTTCAACATCATGATTATTATAGACTACGAATTGAGCAATTCTATCACCTGCTTTAATTTCATAATCTTTATCTGTTAAGTTATAAAGCTTTATTCCAGCACTACCTCTATACCCACAATCAATGATACCAGGATGAGGTAGAATACCATGCTTAAAGCCCAAGCCAGATCTACCTTCGATTCTAACCCAATAGCCGGGTTCAATGTATGCAAACTTTAACCCAACTTCAATAACCGCAGAACCTTTAGCCGGAATAACTTTATCTTCAACACAAGTTACATCTAATCCGGTATCGTCTTTATGATTTTTAGAAGGAAGGACAGCATTTTTATCAGTCTTCTTAAATTTTAATACCATATATCTATGATAAGATATTTTGCAAAATATTCAAGTGTAGATTAAATATATATAAATGGCCGAAGAACTTGATGAAGCTGTAAACGATATTATTGCTCAATTAAAGCAAAATAATAAAGTTGCTAAAGCTCCTGTTGAAGAAAGTGTTCTTAATAAAGAAGACTTAGAAGATTTTCTTATTCAAAATTCCGGAAAACTTATTAAAAAATCTCTTAGTATAGTTGATAATGTTAATGATTATATATCTTCTGCACCGGAAAATAGAGATGTTGCAGCTTTAGCAGAACTTATTAAAGCTTCATCTTCAGCTATAGAAACTCTTAACAAACTACATGTTGCTAAAGAAAGGAATGAAACACAGCTTGAAGTAAAGAAGATAGATGTCGAGAGTAAAGAGCGAATTAATATAGCAGATAACCAAGCAAAGATATTATTATCTAGAGAAGATATCTTAAACGCGTTGGTAGACGAGGATAAAGAAGTTATAGATGTTTAGAATTTTAAATCTTTACACTCTCCATCGTCACAAATATCTTTCTTAACTACTGTGACATCGATGTCTTGATCATCAACTTCATCTACGTCCTCAGGTGGTTTAACAGGAGGTCTTGTTGTTGTGCTTCCACCTACAGGGTCTCCAAACAAACCATTTAATGTGTATATATCATAGACACCACTACCTACTTGAATTTGTAAATCGTAAGTTCTGTCGCTTTGAATAGGAGTACCTAAAATACCAGTTAAAAC